AGTGTTAAGGATCACATAGGATCATATAGCTTACAGTACAGATTTTCAGGGAAGAGTTCAGAATCGAACCCTGCACGGGCCTTTCGACCGTGGTTTATGCCGAAAACGCGAGCAATTCCGAACAGTTAGGGCGTGCACAGTGTTGCCTGCACGACCCTGCACGCCCTGCACGAGCGTTGACGAGCGGACAGAACGGGGTCAGGGTGGGACACATGTCGAGCGCTGATCACGCACAGAACAGCACGGAACAGGCCCTCGCGGTCGCCCACGTGCCGGGCCGACCCTACCCCAAGGGCGTAAGCGGGAACCCGGCCGGACGTCCCAAGGGGCACAAAGCCGTGCTGCGCGGCCTGATCGGCGAGCATGGGCAGAAGGGTTACGAGCTGATCTGGAAGATCGCGAACGGCGAGCTGTCCTTTCAGAAGCTCGTCAGGGACCCGGGCCCGGCCGAAGATGCCGCTTCGGCCGCGACCCTGATCCCGCTCGTCACCGTCGTGCCCACGATCCGCGAGCGCCTGGACGCGGCCGAGTTCCTGATCGAGCAGTTGAACGGGAAGGCAACCGCGACCCTCGACGTCAACACGACGATCGAGACCTCGCACAAGTTCGACCTGTCGCGCCTGGACGACAAGCGGCTCGCCTTGCTCGAACAGACGCTCGCGGTCGCCAGTACCGGCGACGTGGTCGACGCCGAGTTCACGACCGACGCGCCCGGCTTGCTGCCTGACGGGTGGACCGACGGCGAGGGCTTCCCCGCGCTCCCCTCGGGCGTGGTAGAGTGCGCGAGCGTGTTCCCGGTCGACTGTGAGACCGCGACCGCGTCAGAGTTCCCGCCCAAGGAGTCGATCGAATGACGCGCTTTTCCCTCGCCGCCCTGCTCGCACTCACGCTCGCGCCCATGCACGAGCAACCCGACCCGCCGCTCGGGCCCACCAAGTCGCCGCCCTACCGCGCGCCCGAGCAGGCCCGCGAGCTGACCGCCCAGGACGTCGAGAGGATCGAGGCCGCGCGACAGAAGCGCGAGCGCAGGGCCGCGAAGCGTGGGGGCAAGCTGTGAACGTGGTCGCGGTCGGCGGTGCGCCAGGAGTGGGCAAGAGCGAGATCGTTCGCCTCGCGATCGAGCTGCTGCGCGAGCAGGGGTTCGCGGCCGAGCCCGTGAAGCACCTCGTGCAGGTGGGCGAGCGCAGGGTGCCGATCGAGGCCGTCGAGCTGCGCAAGCCGGGCCTGACCGTGATCGTGCTCGGGCGCTACGACGAGGGGGACAAGTTCCCGGGCACTGACTGCCTGTCTATGAGCGTGCAGCCCGCCGTCGAGCTTGCCGTCGAGGCCCTGTCCCTGCACGCGGCCCGCTCGGGCGAGGCCGTGCACGTGCTCTTCGAGGGCGACCGCCTGTTCTCGAAGTCGTTCCTGTTGCACTGCGCGGCGACCCAGGGCGTGATCGTGCGCCCGTGCCTCGTGCGCGCCTCGGGCGACGTCAGGCAGGCGCGGCTCGCGAAGCGGGGCTCGTCCCAGTCCGCGACATGGCTCAAGGGCCGGGACACGAAGATCGAGAACGTGCTGCGATGGCTCGACGAGTCGGGCGAGAAGGTGACCGCGCTCTTCAACGAACCGGGCCTCGCGGGTGCGTGCGCGCAGCAGGTGATCGAGCTGCTGGGGCTGCCCCCGTTCGACATGGACCTGCGCTGTCCCGAGTGCGCGTGCAGCCACGTGGACGAGGGCGAGTTCGAGACCCTGCGCCACAGACGCCACAGGTGCACGCGTTGCGGTCATGAGTGGAGGCCCTACGAGTTCGCGACCCGGGGCGTTGACCGGGCGCATTGCGGCTGCAAGAAGGGCGAGCGCTGTCGCATGTGCTGGCCGTTCACGGTCGCCCCCAAGGTCGCCCACTGCAAGAAGCAGTCGACCGGGATCTACGTGGGCCGCCCCTCGAAGTGGGGGAACCCGTTCACGCACCTGGACGACGGAACGCTCGCGCGCTTCAAGGTCGCGACCCGCGACGAGGCCGTGTCCGCCTATGAAGCGTGGGTCGTGCAGCAGCCCGAGCTTATGGCGGCCCTGCCCGAGCTGCGCGGGCACGATCTGCTGTGTTGGTGCGCGCCGAAGAGCTGTCACGCTGACGTGCTGCTGCGCCTCGCCAATCCTGAGATCGCGCAGGTATTGCCCCCGTGAGTGTGTTCGTGGACGAGGCGATCACACCTGGACACGGGCGACTGTGGGCGCACCTCGCGGCCGACACGCTCGACGAGCTGCACGCGTTCGCGCGCTCGATCGGGCTTCGGCCGTCGTGGTTCCACAAGGGCGCGAGTACGCCGCACTATGACGTGACGCCCGAGCAGCGCCTCGTCGCGATCAAGGCGGGCGCGCATGCCGTGGACTGGCGCACGTTCGCGCGCCTGTGTCGCGCATGGCGAGCGATCAGGAAGGGGCGGACATGAGCAACACCCTGATCGGGCTCGTGCACTTCGTGCAGCAGACGAGCAAGACCACGTGCGGTCAGGCGTGCGTCGCCATGCTCACGGGCGAGACCGTCGAGCAGGTGTGCGCGAGGCTCGGGCACGCGGACGGGACCACGCTCGACGAGGTGACCCGCCTACTCTCGAACCACCCGCGCACCTACGTGCACGCCCCGCGCCCGCTCGCGCTGACCGAGTCCTTCCACGGGCTCGGGCTCGCGTTCCTGAACTACCCGACGATCGGGCACTGGGTCGTGTGGGTCGGCGACGCGTACCTCGACCCGTGCCTCGGTGAACTCGAACCCGGCCCGGCCTGGGAACGGTGGGCGCTCGACGGCGCACAGCCGACCTACCTCCTACCTGTCGAGGTGCTGTCTTGATCCTGCGCGAGCCCGAAGTCACCCTCGACAGCCCGCCTGCCCCAATCGAGCAGGCCCTCGAACGCGGACAGCAGGCGCGCGACATGCTCGCCCCGCCCGGCCTGCCCATCGTTGCGCAGCTCGGCGACCCTGCCCAGCTCGCGAAGCTCGTCGAGCGCGAGCGGTGCCTGCGTTCGTTCGCGTACTTCGTCCGCCGCGCGTGGCCGTACATCGATCCCGCGCCGCTCGTATGGGGATGGCACCTCGACGCAATGTGCCTGCACTTGCAGGCCGTGACCGAGGGCCGGATCCAGCGACTCGTGATCAACATTCCACCCGGTCACGCTAAGAGCATGATCGTGTCGGTGCTTTGGCCCGCGTGGGTCTGGGCTCGTCGGCCACAGTGGCAGGTCATGACGGCGAGCTACGACGAGACGCTGTCCACCCGCGACGCCGTCAAGACGCGCACCCTGATCGAGACCCCGTGGTATCGCGAGCTGTTGACCACGGACCCGCGCACGGGCAAGACCTGGAACCTGTCCGGCGATCAGAACGTCAAGAGCTACTACGCGAACTCGGCTTTTGGGTTCCGTCTGTGCGTCGTCGTCGGCTCGGGCACGGGCAAGCGCGGCGACGCGCTCGTGATCGACGACCCTCAGAACGCGCTTAAGGCCCTGTCCGACGAGCAGCGCCAGAAGGTGATTGTGTGGAAGACCGAGACCATGTCTTCTCGGTTCAACGATCAGGCGACCGCCGTCGAGGTGGTGATCCAGCAGCGCCTACACGAGGAAGATCTCGCGGGGTTCGTGCTCAAGTCGGGCGAGTGCGTGCACCTGTGCCTCGCGTCCGAGTGGGAAGACACGCGGGCGAACGAGTGGCCGTGCAAGTGCCCCTCGTGCAAGGCCGGGCACACCTGGGCGAAGCCGAAGCCGCCCGACGAACTCGACCGCCCCCTCGCGCGACTCGACGGCGAGAGTGACGATGCGTGGGGCAAGCGGGACAATGCGCGCCTAGAGAAGCGCAAGGCATGGCTGCGCGACGCGCCCGTGCGCCCCTTCTGGCGCGACCCTCGCTTCGGCAAGCCGGGCGCGCTGCTCTTCCCCGCGAAGTTCTCGCGCGAGGTGCTGGAGACCGCGAAGAAGCCGCGCGTGGGCATGGGCCCGAACGCCTACGCGGGACAGCATCAGCAGCGCCCGATCCCCAAGGGCGGGAACCTGATCCGCGCTGAATGGCTCGCGCGTCGCTGGCATGTGCCGGGCTCCGAGTCGGGCGAGTCCGAGGCCCTGATCCCGGGCCTTGAGCGCAGGCCGTACAACCCGCGAGCTAAGGGGCCGAAGCGGCGGGTGATCGTGACCGACGCCGCGTTCAAGGACGAAGACACGAGCGACTACGTCGCGATCGGCGTGTTCGACCTCGTCGGGCCCGACGTCTATCTCGTCGATCTGATCTGGGACCACCTGTCCTTCTCGGCGACCGCGCAGGCCCTCGTCGACCTACGGAAGAAGTGGAGCGGGCCCGCGAGCGGCGGGATCGTCGGCGCGGTCTATATCGAAGACAGGGCCAACGGGACGGGCCTGCTCGAAGTGCTGCGCAAGAAGGTGCCGGGCCTGATCCCTATGGAACCGCTCGGGTCGAAGTACGCCCGAATCAGCGCGGCGGCCGACTTCATTCAGGCCGGGAACCTGTGGCTACCTTCGGACCACGATCAGATCGGCGACCTCGTGATCGAGGCGACCCGTTTCCCGAAAGCCGCGCACGACGACGCGATCGACATGCTCGCTTACGCCCTGCTCGTGCTGCTCGGGACCTCGGGCGCATCGTGGCTCGGGCAGCTCGTCAAGAGCTAGGCGCGCGGGACGTGGGCACACTCGGGACCGCAACACTTCGCGCAGGCTCCCGAGGTGCACCGCATGAAAGGCGGTGCAGGATTGCCACATTTCCAGCACATGCGATCGGCTCGGCACTTCATGCACGAGCGCAGGTGCGGATAGGGAGGGTTCGGGGCCTTGCGCCCCTTGGGCAGGTCGTGCTCGGTCATGGGCGGAAGTCAACGACACGGGCGCGCGGAAGGCAAGACGAACGAACGTCGAGCGTCAAGAAGCGGGCAGTGTCACGTAGTCAGCAGCGGGCCCCACTGCGCCGCCATGGCTTCCGCCACGCCCGAGAACGTCTTGCTGCGCAGCTTCCAGCGATCAGGGCTCGGCGGTAGACGGTGAATCCGATCAGCCCGTCCTTCGACGACGTTCGTCGGCGTGAGCTTGGGCAAATTCTTGAGCCATAGGCACGTGCGCTTCGTCTCGCCGTGGCCGAACATCCAGGGCTGAATGACCTGATCTGGCGGTCGAATCTCGGTCGAGATAATCGAGACCGGGTTCTCGATCGCAATTCGCGGAACAGGGGCCGCCATGATCCACCGCACGAAGTCGAGCGCGGCCTGCTGTCGACCGTCTGCCCGCTTCTCTGGGAACCACCGCGCACCCGACACCGCGAGGTGTGTGCACGGCGGGAACGCGACGAGCAGCGCGAGGTTCAGCGGGGCAAGGTCGAGCCCCAGCAGGTCGCCCTTAAAATGAGGCCCCCCCCCCTCGCTCGGCAACAGGTCGCACGAAACGGCGTCGAAGCCGCGTCGCAAGAACGCGTCTCTGACCGTACCGCTGAACTCACAGGCAATCAGGACTCGCGGCGGATCGCTGCTCATGACCGCGTGACCTTAGTCGAAGTGTCAGGTAGATTGCAAGCACATGACGAGCAAGAGCCTGACCCTTGACGGCTGGGTCAATTTCCTGACGGGGATCGGGACGAAGAAAGACGCGCGCCTCGCTTCGTTCTTCCAGGGCGAGCGCCTGACCTACGACGCGTGTCTCGGCCTGTACGAGGGGAACGACCTCGCGGCGAAGATCGTCGACCGCCCCGCCGCCGACATGGTGCGCGCGTGGTTCGAGATCAAGAGCGAGGGCAAGAAGAAGCAGATCGAACAGCTCGACAAGGACCTGCGCAGGCTCAAGGCCCAGTCGGCGATCCGGCAAGCTCTACAGTGGAAACGCGCCTACGGGGGCGCGCTCGTGCTCGTCGGGGCCAACGACGGACAGGCGGACCTGTCCAAGCCCCTGAACGAGAAAGCGATCACCTCGATCGATTACCTGAACGTGTTCGACTGTCAAGACGCGCCGGTCGTCGAGTGGACCGAGAACCCGCTCGGTGAAGGGTACGCCGAGCCGCGCCTGTACGAGCTGCACCCGAGCGCGATCGGGACGACGGGCGTCAATGTCATGACGAAGGTCCACGCGTCGCGCGTGCTCCGGTTCTCGGGCCCGGTCGCCGCCCGCCGCCGTCTGATCCATCAAAACGGGTGGGGCGACTCGGTGTTGCAGCGCGTGCATGCCGTGCTTCGTGACTTCGGGGTTTCGTGGGAGTCGGCCGCCGCGCTCGTGCTCGACTTCTCGCTCGCGGTCTACAAGATCAAGGGCCTGCAAGAAGCCATGGCGAGCGATAACGAAGGGCTCGTCGCGAAGCGGTGGCAGATCATTGACATGTGCAAGTCGGTGATCCGAGGCGTGCTGATCGACGCGGACGGCGAAGACTACGAGCGCAAGCCGACCCCGATCACGGGCCTGCCTGATCTGCTCGACCGCTTTTGCATGCGCGTGGCGAGCGCGGGCGATCTCCCGACGTCTCTTCTGTTCCGACAGGCGTCCGGCCTGGGCGGCGAGAGCACGGGCGACGCCGAAGTGCGCTTCTACTACGACGGGATCGACGAGCGGCGCGAGACCGAGGTCAAGCCCCAGATCGAGCGCCTGCTGACCCTGTGCATGCTCGCGAAGAAGGGGCCGACGAAGGGCTTCGAACTCGCCAACTGGGCGATCGAGGCCCGGTCCCTGTGGCAGCCCGACGCGAAGACGACGGCCGAGACGAGGCTCGCGAACGCCCAGGCCGACGCGGCTTACGTGCAGGCCGGGATCCTGCTGCCCGAAGAAGTGGCCGAGTCAAGGTTCGGGGGCGACACCTACGGGAACGAGATCCACCTCGACCCGAACCGCGACGCGCTGATCGAAGAGCAGGACGCGGCCGAAGCCGAGAAGATGCTCGCCCAGTCCGAAGCGCTCGCGGCCCAACAGGGTGACGGCGAGCCCGCGCCCAGGAGTAAGAAGAAGGACGC